GAAACTTATTCAAGACAGCTTAAGGTTGCTGAAGCTTATGTCGCTAAGAATTTCGACGGTAAGGCAATCTCTGCTAATACACAGCTTACTACTGCTGTACTTTTAGACAATACTAATCGTTGGATGACTGAGAGCATGAATCTAGACAACAGTCTTGCAGCTACTCAGAGATCTGACCTCGGCGCTTGGAAGAAGTTCTGCTTGAACCTCACCAATATCGCTGTTCCTTCCCTTATTGCTAACGATCTTGTTATCGTTCATCCTATGACTTCTTACTCTGGATCTGTTGCATATCTAAAATATGTAGCGCTTACCGATAAGAACGGTATGCAGGGTAGAGAGCTTAGCAGCGTATTCGGCCTTGGAGAGATGGACGAAGCTCGTATGAACTACACCTCTCAGGTTGTAGTTGAGACTGGCGCTACTCCTGCTCTCACTGTTAAGACTAACGGTATTCAGTATATTGCTGAAAATGGTCTTGACGTTCTTTATGCTGACGTTAAAGCTATTATGGCTGACGGCTCCATTCAGTATGTAAAGGTTGACGCTATTCCTACTGATGCTGCTAAAATTGCTTACGTATCTGAAGAGTTCCAGATGACCAATATTCCTGCAAAAGAGATTCCTACTATCGGTCCTAAGATGGAAAGAATTCCTCTCGTTGCAGAGCCTCGTAGAATTGCTGTAAGATATGACCAGATCACTGCTTTCCAGGCTAAGACCGATTACGGCTTCTCTCTTGACAAGCAGATCGCTGAGCAGGCTTGCGGTGAGCTTGCATATGAAATTGACACTGAAATCGTTGATATGCTTTATAAGGCTGCTTTCGATCATGCAGAAATTCTTGAGTGGTCTAAGACCCTCCCTGTTGGCGTTAGCAAGTTCGAGCACTACAATGGCTTCCTTGAAGTTATTGAAGAGGCTAAGGCTGTTATCTACAACAGAACACGTAAGTTCCATCCTAACTACATGGTAATCGGTTCCAACGTTCTCCCCGTTCTTCGTTTCGTTAACGGCTTCTCTGCTGTTAAGAACGCTAAGATGAATGGTCCTTACAAAGTTGGTACTCTTGATGGACTTGATGTTTATGTATCTCCTGCTATCGGCCGTAACGAGTTCTTCCTCGGCTTGAATGGTAGCGACATGATGTCCAGTGCTGGTGTGTATGCACCCTATATGGCAATCGTTCCTACTCAGCTTCTTGGAACTCCTGATGGAGGAATGGCCCAGGGCTTCAGTACTTGGTATGCTAAAGCTCTTCTTAACAAGAACCTTCTTGTTGCAGGACGTATTGCTGACTAATTAAACTTAATACATAAAGGCTTCTTCGGAAGCCTTTATTTTTTTTATCTATAAAAATATTTTGCTGATAATCTCTTCTTTTTATTTGCTAAATTAATTGATAAGTTCGCCGATAAGGAGGAAAACAACGCTAGATGAAAACAATTGACGTTGTTGAAGAGATTAAACTCGAGCTCACAGGTGGCTTACTAGATCTAGAAATTGAAGATGTACAAATAGAGTTAGCAATTAAGAAAGCTTTAAGAGAATTACAACGCTATTGGGATGAATCTTCTTTTGTTACCGTACCTTTTGAATCTTGTATAGACCTTAAAAAATACCAACTAGATTCTTGCGCGATAGTTAAGGTATATAGAATGGATGGTATGGGAGAAGGTGGTAATAGTCTTAATGCTATGTCTGACCCACTATATGCACAACAATTTATGATTTTTAGTAATGCTGGTACGATGTTTAACCTTCAGGATTATATTATGAATTTTGCTGCTTGGACAACCATGCAACAAACAAGAAATACTATTTCTACTGATTTATCATTTAGAGAGGATAAACATAATCATAAACTTTATATTAATAGTATGTCTTCCCCAGGTTATATTACTATTGAATTTATTCCAAAACTTGCGTCTGTGGAAGATATTCAAAGTGATTACTGGCAAGATATATTAATAAGATTAAGTACTGCACTTGTTAAAGTTGTTCTCGGGCGAATTAGAACACGCTTCAGCCAATCTAATGCGCTCTGGACACAAGATGGAGACAAGATGCTTGAAGAAGGAAATACGGAGCTAAAAGAGCTACGTGAATTATTAAGAACAAATTCAAATTTGGTATATGGAATTGAGTAAGGAGAATAAATAATGGAAAAAGAAACTGTTACAATGTTTGACTTGGAAGCAGCTTTTAAAGCATTAGATGAGATTGATATTCCCAGTGTATCTGGTAAGGGTCGCTGCATAGCAAATCGCATAAATTTATCAGAAAGACTTCAAGCAAAAGCTGCCCATGAAGTCCTAGTTGAGGATTATTTTGATGTTAATAATCCTGAGGAACTTGACGCTGCCAAAGAGGAGAGAGAAGCAGAAGTAGCAAAAGCAAAACTAGCACGTATAGAGAAAATTGTGGATCTTGACGCAGAAACAGAAGACGATATTTTACCTTCTTATGTAGGAAAAGTAATTATGCAGTGTCCTCAATGTATGACTCTATTTTATAAAAATGAGGAAGATATTGAAACATCTGAAGAAACTCCAGAAGTGGTTAATATTAATGAAGTTTGCCAACATTGTGGTAATACATCTGGCTACACCCTTATTGGAAAAGTTGGTGGAATTGAAGCTGATGAAGCTGCAAACTTTGACACCGATGAGGTAGACCTAGATGAAAATGAGCTAGATCTTGATTTTCCAGAAGAAGGAACCGAAGAAGTAGATGCTGAAGGTACTGGCGATGGTGCAGAAGAAATATCTGACGAAGAATTAGACGATTTAGACCTTGACTTAGATTTTGAAGAGGAAGAAGAGGAAGAAGTAGAGGAATCTCTACATAATTCAAAGCTTCTTAAAGACATAGAAAATAAGAACGATTTAAAGACAGAAGAAAATTCGGAGCATCTTACTTTAAATGAAGAGGTTGAAGCCCAGGAAGAACAAAAAGAAGAAGTAGAAGAATCTTTACATAATTCAGAAGCTCTTGAGGATGCTGAAAATAAAAGTGATTTAAAATCTGAGATTGAATCAGATAATCTTACACTTAATGAAGAGGTAACGGATAAGCCTGAGGAAGAGCCAGAAGAACCTATTGAAGAAGGTATTGGAGATTGGTACCGTAAAACTTTTGATAAGCCAGCCTCTATATCTACTCAGCAGTCCTGGGAAGATGAGCTTAATGGTGAATATGGAGAAATAAGTGACGAGCGTAGAGCAGAGCTAGAAAAAAAATTTGCTCAGCAAAGAGACTGGGAAGCTAGACATACTACAACACCAGAAGCTGCTCCAGAAAAAGAGAAAGAACTTGCTAGCATTACCCAGGAAGGTTTATCTGAAGAAACTCCTATCACTGAAGATGCTTATGATAAGCTATTTAATGAGTTGTGGTCTGGAAAACAGCCTACTGATGCAGAAACTCAGGAAATTTTAGATGGTCCTATATTTAGCGAATCTTTTGAAGAGGCAGAAGATTTAGATGAAGAATCCATTAATAAGCATTTAACTGAGTATCTCACTGCCGTCTATTCCAATGTATCAGGTTTTGAAGCAACTGGTTGCAGTTTGAATAAAAATAACCTCATTTTAGAGGGTAAAATTAAATTTAATAGCGGAAAAGAGAAGTCTACTAAATTTATATTTGAATCTACAGATAGAGGCCTTGTAGGTAGTAATAAAGATTTTGCTACACATGAAGCTTTTAGGCTCTCCACAAAAATTAAAGATAAAGTAATTATGACTGAAAGCCTTAAATATTGTTATAAAGTTGACGGAAATCTAGTAAAAGGAGATACACAGAAATAACTGGTGAGCTTAATTAAGCTCACCACCCTATTTAGAAAGGAGCAAAATATGTCTAATAGGCTGTCTAATGATTACGGAATGCTCTTAAATAAAGATATAAAATTACATAGGCTTTATTTTAAACAAATGGTTAAGCTATTAGGAATTAATTGTCAGTATCAAGCTCCAATGAATAACAAAACCTTTAATAAGCTAGGAGACCTTGAAACTGATTATTATCCTCCTAACACAGTTGGATGTATATTTCAAGAGCATCCTGACCAAAAAACTCTAAGAAAAATGGGTTGGGTAGCAGAGCTACAAGAAGGATCTTCTATTATTCATGTACCTTATGACCTACAAGACCTCCAAGTCGGAGCGCTATTTGAGATACCCAGTGGAATAGATAATGCTCCTCCTAGACTCTTTAGAGTTATTAGTATGCAAAATATTATGATATATCCTGCATCCATTGCTTGTGAAATTGCTCCAGAATATAAAACATCTGACGAGCTTGTAAGTACACGAGATTTCTCTAAGACAAACTTTAATATGCTAGTTGATTTGGAGGAGGATGACTGATGTTCTTTCGGGTTCATAGTACAAGTCCTAAAGCAGATTTAGCAATTTATCGCACAAAAAGACAAGCATATCTCAAATTAGCTTTGTTTAGATTCGGTATTACAGAAACTTTACTGTCTCGTTACCTGCAAGAAAATTATAATATGACGCTAAAAGTAGCTTGTAAAGCTATTTTACAAAATGCCCAATATAATTTAAATCTGGATCAAGATTTAATTATAACAATACCCGATCCAGAACTGAATAAAATTGCAAAATTAATCACTTATGGTACCGGCAGGCTGGCCGGCAGCCATATACTTAGAGAAGTGTGGAAAATAAATTAGGAGATTACTATGGCTATTCATTATTATGATGACTTAGTTACTGAAAAGCTAAGAAAGTGGCTACCTGAGGCTACTACTTTAAGAATATTGCATCCTGATGAGTCAAAACGATTTTTTGAACTAACCGCTGATGACAGGAAAGACCAAGCATTCCAGCTTCCTTTAATTGCCTTATCCCGTCGCGATGAGTTAGAGCTTTTAAGCACTGTAAAAAGTCCAAAATCCTATGATGGCTTAAGATTAATTCCGCTAGATACTCCAGAAAACCTTGAAGACCTAAAGGGTGAAGCTTATACAAAAGCTAAAGGAGCGATGCCTGCTGGAATTTTTACTTACAATGTGTTACCGATAAGACCAGAGTATCAATTAGATATTTATACTAAAACAGCTGAAGAATGTGAAGAATATGTAAGAAATTTTTTATTCAAACTCATTAATAATCCAATGATGAGAATAGAAATTCCTTATAATGACTTAAAGATCGAGCATACTACTTATCTTCGCATTTTGCCAAATATAGCTAATACTAGTGCAGTCGCCGAAAGGCTATTCAGTGGGCAGTTTACAAGATGGACAATACAATTTGAATTACAAGATGCTTTCTTATTTAGCATACCTTATAAGAAAAACTGGCGAATCACTGACTCTGAAGTTGAAGCTAGCGAGGCACTTTAAAAGAAATATTAGAATAATTTTAAAATATATGCTAAATTAATTGAGATGTTGAGAAACAACAAATTAAAAATTTATATAAACTATATAAAGGAGATTTAATCAATGCCAAAAATTGTCATTAATGAATATGACTTATCTAAAGCCGGCACAGTGCCTTACGAGAATTTCTCAGTCGTAGTACCAGGCTTCCTAGCTGAAGATAAGTATACTCTTGTTGTAGACAAAAAAGCAGAGTACGATGGGGAAACACTTACAAGCCCTGCTAAAACTCATTATGAGCTAAGCGCAGAGGCTAAAGCAGTATTTGATGAAAATGGTATTTATGAATGTAGCAGTCAGCTTGATTTTGAGAATAATGTAGGTAAAAGGTCTGCCACCTTCACATCAATATCTACTGCAACAGAACCAACAGCTCCTGTAATTGATACTGTTCTAAAATTGAATACAGAGCTTAATACAGAATACAAAGAGTATGCACAGGCAAAAGACGAAAATGGAAATCTTTTGTGGGAAGATGATGAAAAGACTATTCCTAAATATGACCTTGATAACCTTATAAATGAGTTTAAAACTGACAAGAATGTTTTAGTTACTGAGACCACAGATGCCGAGGGCAATGTTATTAAAACTACTATAGAGTATCTTAATCCAGATGATTTTACACAGGCATATAATGCAGCGCTTTATGGCGTTAAGCCTGATAAAGACAATCCTATTCCTGAAATTCCAGAAGCTGAGTCAGAAGGTGATCCTGATTTTAAGGTATACTATACTAAAAAAGCTTCCAGTCTAAATGTAGGCGAGCTCAAAACAAAAACTCGTAAGTATATTGAGGTAGTCAAAGCAGAGACTGGCGCAGTTATGTTGCCAGATGCTGATGAAGCAGCAGAAACTGAAACTCTTGAGTTACAGACTCTTGAAATTCCCACAGAAACTACATACTATATTATTTCAACAGATAATGTAGGTGCAAATGGAGCA